AGATGATAGTGATGTTGTTGGACGATGCGAACCCTTCAGAATCTTGGACGACAATCGTGTCACCGACATTGGCAGATGTGGGCAGTGTCAGTGTCAGAGACGCACTGCGAGTGTTGGCAAAGTAGTTCCGATTGGATTGTAGATTGGTGTCCGAACCAACCACTTGCCATTTATTGACACCTTTCAGCACTGCCTGTGTGAAATCAACAGGACCAGTAAACACAGCATTCGCAGTTGCGTTTATTGAGGGAGTGTCGAGTCCACCTGTTCCTTTGATTGTGATTGCCATCGTTTACACCTGTTGTCCTGATGGTTCTTGTCTTGCTTGGGTCAAGTTGCCAACATCAGTTGCATCAGCATCTGAAGCAAATGGGAACTTATCAATCGTATCAAGAACTCCAACTCCACCAGAGGTATATCCATTGGTAGTTGAAGATTGTCCAGCACTCCGTCTTCTTGCTTGGGTCAGATCACCAACATCAGTAGCATTATCGTCTGAGGCAAAGGGGAACTTATCAATGGTATTTCTAGTACCTCCTGGATTTGAATCACCACCGCACGAATATCCAAAATCAATTGACGATTGTCCTGCTGGACTTCTTCTAATTTGAGTCAAATCACCAACATCTGTAGCGTCGGCATCAGAAGCAAATGGAAACTTATCAATTGTATTCACTTCGCCTGGTGCGCCAGGTGAAGTATCACCCCCTGATGAATACCCATTTACCGACGATGATTGCCCACCAAGACTATCTCTTGCTTGAGACAAATTACCAACATCGGATGCATTAGAATCTACAGCAAATGGAAATTTGTCAATTGTGTTTGTAAATGGTGGGGCATTACCACCTGAAGTATATCCATTAGTAGTTGATGATTGCCCGACTAGATTATTTCTCGCTTGTGTCAAATCACCAATATCAGTGGCATTAGTGTCCGTAGAAAAAGGAAACTTGTCAATAGTGGTAACTTGAGGAGGAGCATAACCACCAGACGCATACCCTGATTCTGATGATGATTGTCCTGCCCTAACATTTCTTGCTTGACTTAGATTACCCACATCAGATGCATTAGTATCTACAGCAAATGGAAACTTATCAATTGTATCAACTTTTCCGGGAGTAGGACTAGTCGCATAACCACCACTCGTGTAACCACTCACCGTACCTTGGAAACCAACCAAATCCTTCGATGCATGTTTCACCGACACCCACCCATTACGAGCAGACTCATACACCAACGATACACCACTGTTGTCAACTGTCAACACCGCATTGCGTCCCACACCGTCAATGTTGTGACCGTTGCGTAGCACCACCACATTGTTACTTGATGCGAACCCTTCTTGGTCTTGTACCATAATGGTGTCGCCAATGTTTGCCGACGATGGGAGTGTCAGTTGTAGGTTTGCTTGTGCTCGTGTGTTGGCAAAGTAGTTCTGCCCAACTGACAGTGTGGTGTTTGCACCGATGATGTTCCACTTGTCTAACTTGACTGTGGACGCACCGTGGAAATCTGCCTTGCCGCCAATCGTGGTGCGATTGCTTGCGTAGTCAACAGTGAGTGTTGACCCATCACTAATCGCAATGTTGCCTGATACTTCGGACACAGTGAGAGTGCGGTTCGTGCTACTGTTCGGTGCTTGGAGAATAACCGACCCACTTCCGCTTGCGTTACCTGTAAATGAAATCTTGCTCATAATCTATACCTGTTGTCCTGCCATTTGCTGTCTTGCTTGTGTCAAGTTGCCAACATCTGTAGCATTGGAGTCCGATGCAAACAGGAACTTATCAATTGTGTTAGTTTCTGCAGGTGAGGGTTCAAGACCACCTGATGAATATCCCGAAACAGTTGATGATTGTCCTGCTAGATCACGCCTTGCTTGTGTTAGATCACCGACATCGGTTGCATCGGTATCAGAGGCAAATGGAAACTTATCAATCGTATTGACTTGAGGTGGTGCAAAACCACCAGATGAGTATCCTGATACTGTCGATGACTGCCCTGCTGAACCTTGCCTAGATTGTGATAGATTACCTACATCAGTCGCATCACTATCAGTTGCAAATGGGAACTTATCAATCGTATTGACAACGGGTGGGGAATTACCGCCCGACGAGTATCCTGATACCGTCGATGATTGTCCCGATGCACTATCTCTTGTTTGTGTTAGATTACCAACATCAGTAGCATTACTATCAGTTGCAAATGGGAACTTATCAATCGTATTGACTTGAGGTGGTGCAAAACCACCAGATGAGTATCCTGATACTGTCGATGATTGTCCTGCTACACCACGCCTTACTTGTGTCAGATTACCTACATCAGTCGCATTACTATCAGTTGCAAATGGGAACTTATCGATTATGTTGGATTGTGTTGAACCACCACCTGATGTATATCCATTTTCAGATGATGATTGTCCTGCTAAACCTCTTCGTGCCTGTGTTAAATCACCGACATCGGTTGCATTACCATCAGAAGTAAACGAAAACTTATCAATTGTGTTAGTTTCTGCGGGTGAGGGTTCAAGACCACCACTAGAGTATCCACTTACCTCACCCTGTGCGCCACTCACCTGACTTTCTTGCTGTTCTTTCTCACTAATCCAACCTTGGTTTGCCGCACTGTATACCAGTGTGACACCTGACCGTGAGATATTCAGCACCGCATTTGCTTGGTTGCCATCAATCTTGTGACCGTTGGAGTGAATGATGATATTGTTGCTTTCGGCAAATCCCGCACTGTCAATGATGCGAACCGTGTCACCGATGTTTGCCGATGCTGGAAGTTTACACACCAAGTTGCCTTGTGCGTTGGTATTCGCAAAGTAAATCTTGCCGTGGTTCAAGTCAGTGTTGGACTGAAGAATTTGTGTCGGTGTGAACTTCTTCAGTATCGCAGAGGTAAAGTCCACATTGCCGACAAACACCCCACCCGATGTGGCATTCGCAGATGCTGTTGTAGTAACACCAGTGTTTGCGTTGAAAGTAATTGCCACAATGTAACCTTATACGATAACGAGTCGAGAACCAGAAGGAACGGTAATCGTCACTCCACTATTTACGGTCAGTGTACCGGGCGCCATCGCATTCTTACCCGATGTGATGCTGTAGTTTGTTGTTGCGTTTTGGTCTGACTCATAGAAAATCAAGTCAGTGCCACCACCTTTTGCTGATGCTACACCTGTCAAACTAGAACCGTCACCGGAGAATGAGTTAGCGGTCAGGACACCAGTATTTGGGTTAAATGTCAATCGACTTGTTTCAACATTTGCAGTAGCAAGTGAACCAGAGGTGACACCTGTGAATAGAATAGGTAAGTTAGCATTTTGTCCAGCAAGTGATACATTAACTGTCGCACCCGCACCTGTCAAATTAGAACCATCACCGGAGAATGAATTGGCAGTTAAAACACCTGTGTTGGGGTTAAACACGAGTCCTGAAGAAGTGCCTGTTGCTGTAAAGACATTGGCAGTAGCAAGTGAACCAGAGGTGACACCTGTAAAAAGTAGTGCAAGATTACCTGCGGGAGTTGCGGAATGGTTACCTTCAAGTGATCGTGCTACAGTCGCACCCGCACCTGAAAGTCCAGAACCATCACCTACAAACGCAGATGCTGAAATTGTGCTTGTTGAAACTAATTTACCAACATTAACATTACCAGAGAACACCGTATTCGCAGTGACATTCATGTGGTCACTGAAAATATTGGTATTTGCTGCACCAGTTACAACTTCAAATGTAACATTTGCATTGAGTGTGTTTGCATACAACCGACTTTCGTTGATTGCAAACTGATTCAGTCTTGTTGATATTACGTTAGTTCGGACACGCCATTGGTTAAAAGTATCCGATAACTGAACATTAGCGATTGCCGCCATTACCTAAACCCCTTTATTCGCCAGTATGGATATTTATAATCTCACACACGAATGCGATGTTATTACCTTGAGATTGCTTTAATCATATTTTTGATTTCTTGGATGTCACACTTGATATCATCCACATCACATTTTATTTTTTCAATATCATTAAATTTACGTTTCTGTATGCGATATGCTTTGAGACCCTCTAAATCGGTATTCAGAATTGCTTGATTTCGGGTGTCCCGTATCAAGTTTTCCTTTTCTTCAACTTGTAAATATCTAGTTTTCATTATTTCTGTAATGCTATTGCTCTGTAGTCTCTAACTACAGGTGACTTTGCTTCATTAGAGGTCATCAATACTAACTTCAATTTAAAAGATTTGTATCCAGTGTAAGTTACACCATCAGTTGTGTACTGATATTCATTACTTGCACCTGTCAATACTGATGTCGGAAGATTGAACTCAATTTCTTTGTAGTCCTCTTTATCTTCATCACTTGATACGACTGTGCTTACCGTTGTTCTTGATAACTCTTGAAAAGGTCGGTCGTCCATTGTTGAATCGTCTGCTGAATTGAGGAACTTACCATAGACCGCAAGTGAACTCACACTTGGTAAGTATGCTGTCACAAGAACTCGTAAGTCTTCTGCATCTAATCCTTCTTCTAATGTGACTGTTTTTGAAATATATCTGGCAGTAGCATTACCACCACTTGTTTGATTTTCATTAGTTTCATCATTATTAATGAAGAACTCTGTTGCAATGAGACCCATTCTATCTATATCAACCGCAGGTGAATGTCTGTTGTTGTTAGAGTTGGTGAGATTCAATTTGAAGTCAGCAGACTTTGCACCACTCAAACCAGAAGTCTCTTGGTCATCTCCAAGAATAAACTTTCTTGCCTCTAAGAATGTTTCACCATTATCCGAAAATTCACTAAATGCCGAATCACGAGAGGTTGTGCTTGTTGCTAGTTTACCAGTGTATTCGGTTCTTGTCTGTTGTAGGTTCAAACGAGAAATCTGTAAATATGCTTCATCCACTTTCAAATTAGTCACAGTGTCAATATCACCAGTATAACCATTGACTTGTTCTTTGAACTGTGTATTTGCAGAGAATGTGCCAGTAATACTTTCAAGTGTCATTCGACCATTTTCTGGTGCATTCGGGTCAATGAACTGAATGACACCTGTTGGTGTAGTATTACTATGAATAACAGCAGTTACACCAGTTGTCAATCCGTTTGCGTGGAAGAATGTGACTGTTTCACCTGTTGTGTACTTTTTAGGCAGTGTGACATCTTTTACAGACGCAGTGTTAGAACTAATAGATGCAATGATACCATTTGCCAACGAGGTTCCACCAGAGGCAAATGTTCCAACATTGACACTTGGTTGTGATGTGAATACTAAAGATGTCTCACCATGAACTGTCTGACCTGTTGTCAACCCAATAGTCGTATTAGAAATAGTAAAATATTCTTGCTCTGGGTTTTCAATTTGAACTGAACCCGATTTATTTTCACCAAAGTTAGCAAAGTATGCACGGAATGTTAAGTCCTCTTCTTGGATTGATGTCCAGTTTCTATCGTTCGCAGATACAAATAATAAACCAGAGTATGGGTTCGCAGTGATACGATTGCCTGTAATAATATCAGTTTCGCCCATACGAGCAACCCACAAATTGTATCTTGGAGAACCACCTGCTGGTTTGACAACGATTGCATAATCTACATCGGTCAACAAATAGATTGGTGTGTTAAAATAAATTGGAGTTGGAACTGGTGATGTTGCATTGACGTTGATGTCATCTGGTTCAACAATTACACTGGAGAATGGAATAACATTCGATGTAACAAACCCAGACGATGGATCAACTTCCCTAATTTGAATTTCAATTGGTAACGTTGGGTCTTTAGATGCAAAAAACAAATCTAACTTTGTCAAAAACATACCTGGTGAACGAGATGGGTTCTGACGAATGCTATATTGATTATCAACAGTTGAGTTTTCAGCAAATGAATCTTCAACTCTAAATGTCTGTGCCAGTGGGTCAAACAAAACCACTTGGTTAACACGTTGTAGTTCACGAACCGTAATTACACTATCTTGTACAATTTCTTGGGTTCCACTTGCCGTAAACTGACCCTCTGCAACCGTTGTGAAATTACCAAGTGAACGATTATTATTCAAATTGTCAATCAATCTAAATGTCAAAGTACCTGTTTCAAATCTTTGATTTCCATCATTTGGTAATTGGAATGTGCCATGTACTTCACCATTAGCAGAAGTAATCAATGCATCTCCAACATTACCTGACGCAACAAAACTGGAAGTCGTTGGAACACAGAAACTACTAACATCCACACCATCAAAAAATGGAAATACTCGTGCATTTGATATCATTCCTCGTCCACGGAAATTCACATTCTGTGCACGAATAAATGGAATAATATTGGTGTCTCTATTTGTTGTTACTGACGATGTTTGAGATAGAATATCAATTCTAGACGCAAAATTTCTGCGGAGACGACCGTTACCTGATGTTTCTGTGCGTGTGCCACGAGTGATGTCAATGGAAGTTCGGTCTGGTGGTAAATTGACAGTATCCACCCACACATCAGTATCTGGTGTTAAAGTAACAAAACCTTCGTGCGTGTACGCAATACCTGCGGCATTACGAGTATCAGATGAATAGTCACTTTCAATAATTAAATCATGTGAGTATGGCAGTGTTACTAACTTACCATCAGAAAATGCTAATGTTGAACTGATGGTTGCAGAAGCACCTGATGTTCCACCAGTGATCGTTCCACTTGATGGAAATGTCCCTGTAACATTTTCAATATACAAACGAGTACCAACTTGATACCTTAACGTGCCAGACCCACCACCTGCAGATACAGTTTCACTTGCTCTAAACGCACCCGTAGTTGTAGTTGTAACCCGAACATCTCCTGATGATCGTGTGATTCCAGATGATGTCGATGCATTGAATTCTAACTTCGTAAATGCATCATATCGTCTTGGTGTCAGTTCACGGTTAATAACATCAATCAATGCCTTGAAATCTGCATTAGAAACATCACCGATTGTTCTATCTAAGAACCCATCAACCAAAATACCAGACTTGAATCTATTCAAACCATTACCATCTGTAACATTGAGTGCCTCTGCTGATTTCTCAAGCAAGTTCAATGATGTGTAGTATTCTAAACTACGAACTCTGTCTTCAAGTGTTTGTAGTCGTTGACTCGTATACTTGGTTACACGGTTTTCAATAATGTAAGAAAAGTTTGCTGTATTTGCTCCCGGTATATAATCCTGTGGTGCAATGACAGATGGAAATGGACTAATGAACACAGAACCCAACTCAAATGCATCTGCTGGTGTTGGTGGAATGGTAGGATTGATTGATGAAACACCACGCACATCACGGAAATTACCTTCTTTGTCTATTACAATCTTGTCTACACGAGGCAGAAAGAAAGAAAAGTCAATCGTAAAGTTCTCATTTGGTGCAGGGAATCTCAATCCGTTACCTGTGCCTTCCACAATTGTTGTATGTGTGTTGGCAGGATTGATCGAAATATTCGTTAGTGACGTAACATTATTTGCAGTATTTGTTACACGGGTGCGAATATCAATACTGTCTCGTAACGCAAACTCTACACCAGTGATGGGTGATGTGTATACAGGAATTTCGGCAGTTGTTATTGCCAAAGTATTTGCAGAATTCGTGTTATCAATTGGATATGAGTCTACAGAGAAATATCCCGAACCCTGTGATGTATCTTCGGTGAAGTGGTCTACCTTGATAAGTAAATGATCACCGGAAGAAATTGTCAGTGTTGAATTTTGTTTTTTCTTGAGTGCTGATAAATTGTAGATATTATCACGTTGACCGTTGTCGATGAAGAAGTCATCAGTGACGACCGTACCTTCAGTCAGTGAAGCAAACGCACTTGCCTTTTTCCGAACTTCTTTCAGTTTGAATACATCCGCAAGACCTAGAGTCCAAGGACCAGTTGTAGTGCTGACTGCGTTTGTTGTGTTGATCTGCACATAACGATTTGAGTTAAGTGTCTTTGCTTTTTCTCGTGCTGACACACGGTTCAACTCAACTAACACCGATGCGGTCACACCAGATGCAAATGTTTCTTGGATGTCAAATGCCGCAGAGGTTGCGGTCGTGACGTTCAGTGTTCTTGCACCACCAGAACCAACACCACCCATATCAATAACAGAACCTGCCGCAAACACCTTGAAGATTACGTTAGCACTTGCGTTAAAGTTTGGTGTAGCAAACAAACTCAAAGATGTTGAACCTACGGCAGATACTACAAAGGTGTTCGCAAATGCACCAAATTGTATACGGTCACCCTTGTTAAACTTGGTTGATGCACCTGTGACACTTGCTACGGTATTAGAACCACTTGTAACAGTACCTGTCGCAACACTTGGTGTGTTTGCGGTCTGTTCAATCACAACGTGAAAGTTATTTCTCTTTTGAGTTGCACTTTGTAATCCAGTATCTTGATATCGTTCGTTGGCATTACCTGTATTCAGTGTGAATGTGCCATCAGTCGCAATCGTGACAGAAAATTTCTTGAGGAACTGATACGATGTGTCAATTGCTCCAGATGAATCCCGTAACTGACGAATTGCGGTTGCGGGCATTTCAAAAATACCAAAGTTAAAATTTTGTTCATCAAGCACTGCATTATTAGAAGTCAATACAATATCTGCTTTACCATCAGAATTTGTGCCATCAGAGTAGATAGAACGAACACTAGAAAAAGGACCACCCGACATTTTGATGTCATACAAATATACCTTGTATGTGGCATCAGCAGCACCTGGTGTGCCAGTTGAGTGCTCTATCGCACGAACCCTTGCCTTACCAATTTCTGTCCCGACGACCGCAGATGCAATGCTATTGTTTGACATTGCGTTTTGGAAATTATCTCGCAGTGATACTTGTGCGTGGTTATTATAATCCCAAATTCCTGACAAATCATTGACCGTGACATAGTTACCGTAGTTGGATGTCACCGAACCCGCATTGATGTCAACAAAATCAATACCTTTATTAATCGCAACATGCTTGGTTAGTAGATTATCTCTTTCATAACCAAAGACGAATGCTTTTCCTGGTTTCACATCAACAGAGAATAATGAACTATTACCACTCTGTGCAGAAGTAAAGACACCACCATTGTTTGCTTGCTTGAGATGCTCTCTCAACTTTAGGTTTAGACCTTCAGAAATCAAATGACCGTTAATAGCATATGTACGACGAGCAAGGTAATTATCAATCTGTGAATATATGGGTATGTCTGATTTTTGCTCAACATTACCGTTCTTAATACGCAGAACCTCTACAAAGTTTGGTTCTGTATTTGCGTCAGCATCTCGTCTAACAAGTGTTGCTTCTAATTTTAGACGGTTTGCACCGGGTGCCGCAAAGTTGAAAGAACCTGATGCTGGATCAAGTAGAGTTGAATCATTTTCAGAGGTGACAATACTTTCGTTGATAAGGTATCCGACTAAGGCACTAGTATTTGCACTGTAACGACCAACCTCGACTGTCTGTGGTTCAACACGGATAAAGTGGTCTTTAGCATAGATAACACCACCACCTAAACGGACAACTGAACCTATTCCCGTAGAACCTGACGCAGAAATAACATTGGCAGACAATAATCCATCAGTCGATGTGAGGACTTGGTTGTTTGAAAATGTTTTGGTTAGGTTGTCGGTGTTTGCACGAGATGTGTAAGAAACATATAACGTCTTAGTGTTGGCAGTAATTTCAGAACCAGTGACAACGTGATAAACGTTTGCAGTGACACCATTTGTCGCAGTAAATGTCTGACCTAAAAGGTTACTGACTGTTACTAAGGAACCATTAGATGAGTTGTCCCTAATTTTTACATAATCAGCATGACGGTTGTAGAATGACTCAATACCTGTAACTACTGACCCTTCTTTGAATACATGCTGACCAAATCGGTCAATCTGATTTTGCAGAATGCTTTGTATTTGAGTCAGTTCTCTTGCCTGAACACCGAACCCAGGACGAAATAGAATTCTATGAAAATTCTTTGTTTCGTCAAAGTCATCATAGTATGGGTCAACATTTAGATTTGTTGAGAGTGATACAGTATTAGCAATTGCCATCAAATAACCTCAATTAAAACTTAACAACAAGTTTGATGTCTTCTGTTTGTGTTTCAGCACGAGATACGGGTGAACGATTTTCACGATAAATAATTTCACCAGTAAAAGGTATAATCGGAGTATCTGCCACACTTGTAATTGTTGCGGTCACAGAACTTGAATTACCTGTAAGTGTATCCGCTGCCACAAATGAATTACCATTTGCGTTAACAATTAGATTAGAAAGTGTTAATGTTCCCGTTGTTCCTGATGCGTTTGAGTTTGCAAATCTAACAACTCGACTAGTTACATTTCTGTTACTGACAACAATTTCATCCGATGTAAAGTCACCAGATACAGACGACAATACTAATTTAGTTGTCTGATCGTACTGTGCTGTGGTTGCAACTGTGTTAGATGCTCGTTCAATCGGATTATTAACGATACCAATAATACGGAAGTCGTTGTTAGTTACGAACGTGTTAGAGACGTTACCAGACAACTGTGAACTCAAAATAACATTGAATCCACCTAACTCACGTTGTGGGTGCGAACCATGCCCATTTTCTGGTGAGACATATGCAAGTGCTGCTCCACCCGAACCACCGTTGGCAGTAATCGCAACGTTTGCAAACGAATAGTTGTTACCTGTTGCAGTGACTTCAATATTTTTAATCACACCACCCGCTACTGTGTTAGCATATGCAAGTGCTGCTTGATTACCATCACCACGGATTGTAATCTTAGGTCCGATAATGTAGGAACTGCCAGTTGTTGGTGTAGGACTAAATGCTGTGTTTACTTTTACTGTGCGAGTCGAACCAGTAAATGCAATAATATCACGCAACTGACCAACACCTGTACCTGATGAAATATATATCGTGCTGTTTGTGTAGAAACCGTCAGTAGATGATGCCCCACCTGCTAAATTCATCACTGTGCTGTTTGACACCGCAGAGAAATTACCAGTATTTGCTCGATAACTAGAACCACCGTTAATAACATCAATAACTTCAATTGCACCGTTGACTGCTGCTGATTGAACTGTGCTGTTGTTTGATACAGGGATGTGAGTGGAGGTCACAAACTTCGTTACATCTGCTGAATCAATTGTGTACATATACTTCCAAATATAACCATCAGAAGTCTTGATATTTGTGGTTGTTGTCCCACTTGGACGAACCGTTGATGTACCACCATTGTTGTTGAATAAACACTTGTAAACATTGAATGTATTTTCTTCTAATGCGTAAAAAGTGTTAGCAAACAAATTAGAATCAGTTGACTGATACTCGTGATATACTCTGCCAGAAACCCAGTTGTAACGAGGTACACCGAAAGTTACATCAGATGCCGCAATACGTTTCATATGAATCATATTACGCCATGCCTCAAAGTCAGTTTCTTTGACTGAATCTATTGGAGTTGGAGGACTGTTGTCATTTGGAAACGGATTAATACGTCCGAAAAATGCATACATTCTCGTTGGGGATGCTTCTCCAAATGCTTCTCTAAATTGATCTGCATTATGGAAGCGAAATCTTTTTGTGACTACACCGGGCATTTTGATTCCTACCTATCATCAGTGTTTTATTTATAACGAACTTATTGGGTAATAATGATACCGCCACCCAATGCGGTAATAAGTGTTGTATCTACATTAGCACTGCTAAGTTCTGTTGTGACCGAACCAATATCACCATCTGAACTAAATGGATTCGCATTCAGATTGACATCTGCCATTGGTTGAATAGTATCTGGTGTTGCAAATGCGGTTGTTGAAGTAATTCCACCCACATTTCCAATTGTAAGAACAATCTCTGGTGATGTAACTACCGTTGTTGGAGCAATTGTTCCAACTGGATCAATTCTAAACGATACGACAACAGGTCCTGCCGTAACCACTACAGTTTCAGCAACGTCTAATTGAAGTTCTTGACGACGAACAACATCTGCTTCAACCATCTCAACCAAATTAGTTTGGATGAGAGTTGGTGGTACAAATTCAATTTCAATAGGTGCAGATTTAACTTCAACGACTGTTGGGATTTCTTGTTGTATTTCAATCTCAATAATTTGATTTGAAAACAAAATTGTTCCAGATGGATGAAGTAACTTCTCAACCACCGCACGATACAAATCTTGCCCAATCCTTGACTGCAAAACATATGAGTATTCTTGATAATAGTAGTTGTCTTGAAGAACATTATCTCCACCAAGAATACCACGATTATTGTCAGCATACACACCAACCGTATTTGCAACACCAGTTGGTACTAAAGATGCAACTCCATTGAATGTATTTGAAGATGTGATGTTACGAATTGAAACCGTGTTGTTCTTGTTATACCGAACACCCTGATTGACAACTTCTAATTCACTGATTGTGCCAAACAGATTGTTCGCCACAATAACTGCATTCTGACCTTTGATACCTCCCGACCCATCACTAAGTTCACCAAGAATTTCAATAACACCAGTATCAATAGCATTGACCGTTGGTATTGTACTGTATCCAGTTCCGGGATTGACAAGTTCTATTTCAGATATAGTGCCGACTTGGGCAGATGTGTTAAATGATAATGCAGTTGTCAGTGTTGTGTTTACGTTTGCTGATGCTAGTGTTGTAGCAACAGTATTATCAATAAAAGGGTCTGCGCTAAACGGATCGGAAGTCAATCGAACATTTCGCATCCCCTCAATGGTGTCGGTGTTAAGAGATACTGTTTCTACAGACGAAATGGTTTTGACACGGAATGATGCACCTTGACCTGAACCGCCTGAAATGCCAGGTGTAAGTGTACTGCCACCACCTTCAGTTGTACTGTAGATCACATTAGCACGGTATCCCGAACCACCATTTACAATTCGGAAGTCAACTGCACTATCACCGACTGTACTGACAACTCGTGCTGTTCCACTAGCACCTGTTCCTTGTGTAGATACAACGTTGACAATATCACCCTGAAGATGCCTCGCACCCCCATCAATAACTGTCAGTGAACGGAGTGGTCCAATTGTTGCGTTGACCGTGCCCGTAATTGTACTATTAATAACACTGAATGTTTCACCGTCAAAGAATTCACCCTCAACCTCTGATAGTTTGAGTGTGCGAATAGTCAGACCTGATTCAATTGTTGTGGTAATAGAGTCAACTCTAGCACGAGCACCCTGATTTCCAACAACAGTTTCACCACCAAGTGAATCAAGTGAATTGCCATTGAGTTCTAAAACAGCACGGAGTGTGGTCTCTTTATTGAAACGACCATCGGATGCACGGAGAATCTTGTCACCAGGATATGAGAACTCAACATCGGTGTCAAAAAGTAAACGAAATAGGAACTTGTATGCGTTTTGTGAACCTTTAGCACGATACAGGTCCTTGATGTTCTTCGCAAGGATTGCCTTGTCGCCCCGAACATTAGGTGGAATTTCTTTAATTACTTCGTTAAAGAAAAACTGAACAAAATCATCTGATGCTTGATCAATGTCTTGATTTTGTGTCAGTGCACGGAGTGTACCAAGTGCTTGACCTGACTGCTCAATATACTCATAATATGCTTGTAAAAAGTCAGCAAATAACGGTGCTTCGTCCTGAACGAAACTCGGTAGTTGTTCGTCAACAAACTGTGATATTTGCTGTGCGTATGCCATTAGTAACTTAGATTCCCTGCGAGTGGTCTTTCTTGCACTGTGAATGACGCACCAGTAGTTGCAACATCTTTGACAGTGCCTACTTGTAATCCAGTGTTATCATCAAAGATAGTCACATCAACTTGACCTGTTAAAAGAATGGTGTTGCGTTTTCCTTCAATATTTTGATTTGAAGGAACCCCTGTCACAAAAATTTCAGAACCAGTAAATGAATCTGGTTTAAAGTTATTGAGTCTTACCACACCGTTTTGATAATCTGTTTCTCCGATACCCTGTTGAATGATAACGGGTTCATCGAGTGGTTGATTGATTGCAACAATATCAATACGACCCCGACCATTGTCACGCAACACAGAAAGACGATTGTTATATGTAAACTGTGTTGATGTAACTACACCCAAATGACCCTCATGTGGATGACTGATTGAATGATCAAAATCCAAGGTGTAAGATGCGGTACGAGTCAAATCGGGTCGGAATCGTTTCTGAAGTGAAAATCCACTAACCGTAGAACCTACAATGCCAATATCAGCAGTATCAATAGTTGCAAGGAACTTTGAATTTCTCCACTTACGCCCGAACAAACCTAAGTTGTCAGTTTCGTATTGAATCACTTTGTTAGAGATTGCTTGTTGAATTTGTGCGATTGTGTTTGTAGTTTTTGTAAAGTCAACTCGTGAATTGATTTTGAGTATTAGATACAAATAAGTTGGATCAACAAATACAGGTTCAATTGACTGAACATTATATTTTTCTAACAAAGCAACCAATTCTTGTTTTCGTGCGTCAGACAACACCGTACCGACTGTTGGTGCGGCAGCAATATAAACTTTGCCGTAAACAGGAGGAGACGCATCTTGACCACCATAGGCAAATACGCTCTTAACATCACTGGCATTTGCGAGTACGATGCGTTTATAGTCTTCGGCAGTGACTGCTCGTTCTTGCGTCTCAAAACTTTTAGATGCGTTGAAACGAATAGTTTCAATATCTTCGGGTTCAATTCCCCCTGCCGCCCGACCACTAGTTGTAATATTATAAGTTGATTGCCCACCAATTGAACCCGTAGCAGAGAAATTGTTTGCTCCATTACCATCTTTGGCATTAACAACACGATAACGTACAAATACTGTGCTACCACTAACGGGGAGTTTACCTAAAACATTATCTCCAAAAATAAGTAATGGGCGGTTGTTTGAAGTTTCCTCAAGGAAATATACAGAACTATTACCATTAACTTCAAGTAAAGTTGATGCTTGAGTGTAAACCGTGTTAGTTCCTGACTCTTGAACTGTGACAGTGAAGAAACGAGTATCGACATTGGCATTTGGAATCGTAAACTTGGTGTTAGAACTTGACACGTTAAATCGATGCGTTAGGATAGTTCCTTCGGTAATGTTGACATTTGCCGAAAACCCATTAGTAGAGTTTGCACTAATTAGTGTTGATTCTGTTGTAGAGAAAACCAAAGGAATGTTGTTTACTGTTGATGTAAACTGTTGCCCCTCTGGAATCAGAATTGATGAATCAACAGTGGTTGTATTCGCATTTGGAAACTTAATATTGATTGTGGCAGTTGATCCTCTTGCTGAACGAGGGGTATAACCTAATGACTTAGCACGAGATACCACAGAATCACGCAACTGTGCCGAATCAAGAAATCCTTCGTTGACTGCCATATTTGCATAGAATGCGTTATAGTATGTGTTGTAGGCAAGTAAATCCAACAACGTGCCAAGTGCTGACGAATTAAAATCATAATCTTTGAATTCGGGTTTATCTGCAATAAAGTCCCTTAGATTACTTCTAATGGTATCAAAATCAAGACCTGTGACACGCAAAGTATTATTTGCCGACATTTATCGAATCCCCTCTAAAACGACAGTCAACGTATCTTCTTGAGCGTCATTTTTAACTCTGAATATAATTGTAACGTTAAGTAAGTTTCTATCTTCGTTTGCCAATACTCTAACATCAAGCAGTTCAACTCGTGGTTCTTGCTCAATGATTGTTCTTTTAATTGTATCTCGCACTGCACTTTCTGTCAGCACATCAAAATTTTCAAATAAACTTGCCCGAACAGTAGAACCATAGAATGGACGAAATGGTCTTTCAAATCGATCCGTTAAGATAAGACTTCTTAAAGAACGTTTGACAGCATCATTATTTTTTAAGATATTCAACGCACCTGTGATTGGATTGGCACGAAACGAGATATCAAAATCCCGATATTGTACTTCGTTTCTAATTGGCATCACTTATCCCCTTGTCTTATTTAGACTAAGTTCCAGAGTTGGGCGTTGAAGTAGTCCCTGCTGCTAATCCTGCTGTATCTGTGTGAGTATGCTGAGTTTGTGTAATTCCACCGACAGTGATTTCACCATTATTATAAGTCACATTACCTGTAGTTGCTGTCTCATTAATTGTTTCTGCTTCAATGTTGATTGTTTTTGCCTTGATATTCAAAGTCTCATCTACAGTTAGATTTGCACTTCCTTTCACATTTACATAGTTTGAACCCGCAATTATTTCATAGTTGTCACCAACTACCCGTGTAACCTTATTACCATCTTTGTCAATTTCAAAGAATGTACCGCTACGGTGGTACTGATGAATTCGCTCTGAACCTTCGGTGTCGTCCACCTCAAAGATGTGCCCTCGTTCGGACTCATAGACATGGTTCTTTGGATAGTTTGCGTTATATGCAGAAGCAGGTTCACTCCACAGTCCACCATTTGCATCAGCAACGTTCGTGGTGCGACCTTGGTCTTTAGTAGCAGGATTGGTTGGAAGATAATCTTCTTGATTTCTGGCAAGACGGTTGACATCAGGTTCGCCAACTCTTTTTGGATAGACACCATTCGGATCAGAGAAACCTTGTTGGGTTGGAGGTTGCTCAAATGGAATACCCGGAATAGAACTCAATATCATTGGTTTCTGCCCAAGTTTCCCATCCATAAAGAAACCCATCACCCAAGTGCCTTCGACAAGACCTATTGGTGTTTGCCCGATATCGCCCATTGCCGCATTGGTGATTGGAGTGGTGACTTGTGCCCAAGGCAGTTCTTCGGTAGGAAGTCTAGCTTTGTCTTCGGTGTGCCAATAATAACAACGAACTCGCACCCGACCCATTCTCAATGGGTCATTTCGATCTTCTACAACTCCAAAAAACCAAAGAAGATTCGATCCAAGTATATCATTCATCAATCCACATCCAAAGTCATTAACTCACCACCTGGGGTGTTTTTCTTTATCCACGCAAACACTTGACGTTTGATATTGACATCTTTCTCAAACGGTTTACCTTCCTTCTTCATACGAACGTATGTGAAGTCCTTGATAGTAATTTTTGGTTTCTTAGCACCGATTGTTTTTGTTAGAATCGGTTTACCATTATCGTCCAAGTAAGGTACTGTCAACTCTGGATTATTCAGAATAACATTGACCTGACCATTGACTCCTCGTGGAATACCACGTTTGATAAACCCAATCATTGAGTCCCGTGCCCCCTCGTGTGTGCCCAACAGAATATCTTCAGGTACAACACGATCACGTTCTCTATTGTTGACAATCGCAGTTTTATAATCGGTCAACACCCAAGTGATATGAATGTTGTTTGATTCGTACCCAACTTCTCGCAAGATAGGTAGAACTTCTTTGATATCATCCACTTCTTTGAGTGTGATGTCAAATAGAATGTTTGGTAGAATACCTTTCCCTGCCGCACCACGTTGTTTCAAATCAGTCATCATTAAATCAAGTGTCTTGTCTTTGATACCCTTACGTTTTACAAAGGAGTGTAACTTGAATACGTCATTAGGTTCTCTGAGGTTCAGTCCTTCAATTTCTTTATACTTCTTCTTGATATCATTGTACTTGAGATATGCCTTCTTAAATTCATCAACGTCTCGTACCTTGAACTTATCACCTTCCATGAAGTTCTTGATTGCAAAACCTTTACCCGAACCCGCACCTCCGGCAAGGAATACAATCTGCCCGTAACGTGCACCATTGTTGAAGAGAATCAGTTTCTCATCAAGTTGTCTATATTCCAATAAATTTTTGTGCTCTGAGAAACTAAACATTTTATAATCCTATGATCTCGTCTTCTAAGCAGTCTTTTACGCATTCCATGATTGTAACATATTCTTTATTTGCTTGTAACATGTGTCTAACAGTAACAATCAAAAATCGTCCAGATAAGTATTTATCATATGAATTTTGGTCTTGAAGTTTCTGTGACGACTCTGGCATGTTTATTTCAATAATCTGACCAGCATGTCGTGCACTGTCACCGGGTATCGCAATTCTAAAAATATTAGACATCATTTGTTCTTTTAGTGATGTTTCAATTCCAGAGAATATATGTTTCTTTCGTCCATAATTATTTGTTGTGACATCTAAATTTCTAATGTAGTCAATACTTGCAACATCATTTAAATCTGACGCAAAAAACTTAACGTTTGCAAGTTGTGAGTTTCTTGCAGAACTTTCATTTCTAGGTTGAATAAGATTAGGAAATTCAGGTATATGATTTGTCGCATTAAATCCACTACCAAAATAGTCAAACTGTCTAACATTATAAACTTTCCTTAATAGATCAAGTGATTCAGTTTTATTGCCATACAATCCACGATCCATTCCTTTAATTAGATCATTAGACTTAACGTGTTCAAGTATATCGATTACTTGATCTGGTGTAATATCTCCCGATCCCCTATTAACGTTTGCAGGAGTATAATAGTATTTTTTAGAGGTGTCTTGTAAAAACAAACTTTCTAAGGTTACAAAATAGTATCCATTATGCAACTGATAAAACAAATAGTTGCTTGAGTTGAATCTTGAACTTTTTGCTTCTTTTGCGAGTAATCGGATGGTATCAAATACATTATACCCCATACCCGCATATTTGAATAATCCATCAGTTGGTTCAATATTAACAAAATTTAATTTTGAAAAACGAGGGATAATGTCAGATATTCTACCACTGAATCCAGACACCACTTCGGTTTTTTTGTTTTGTATTTCTTGGTTTGTGGTAAAAAATATTGGATATTGAGTTGCTCTATCTGAAACTTTTTTCTTTTCACCGATCTTATATGATCTAAGATTGATATCAATCACTTCATTTGAATCAAAATTGAATGCTCCACTAAAACTTAAAATCAAGTCCTCATCACCAACAATTGGATAACTATTCATTAAACCTGACCCATCAACTAAAGTTACATCAGCATAAATAGATGGTGAACGAATATCTTCATAGTATGAGAACTCGTATGCGATTTCAGTTATGTCTAATGTGCTTTTTGGTGATTTTGAATAATTTGTGAGTTCAAATCTTTCAATATTAATATCACCGGGTATATTTGATCTTGAAGTCAATTATATGTTCTCCTTGCTTGTCTAACTACATCGGTGACAAGTGCGGGATCAATCAATTTAATATTTCTGTGTGATTCATTTCGATTGTCCTCTTCATCGAATGCGGTCACTAATCTTCTATCGTTTATACCAAGAGAATTGTAAGTGGTTTCATCAACAATAACTTTCCTTTCAGGTATAACAGTGCCATTATTCAATACTTTACTTTTTGAAAGGATTCTTTCGTAGTGGTGGACTTGCGATTGTGCCACTGATAAACTACCATATTTCTTTCTTATAAATGCTTCAAATTCACGTTGAGACATCACCCATTCAAAATACCTATCGTGTATCTCGTTAGGTAATAATACTAACCAATCTAATCGATAGTCGTCATATAATTTTGTTGCGACTATATCTGGACGATCTCCATCTTGAACTGAATAATCAAAGTATATTGCTTCTCTACTATTCAAGAGTTGTGTAATTTTAAATCTACGGGTGATATCAGTCACTCTTTCTTTTCGATTTGCGCCTGATCCGTCAATTTTATATTGTACATTTGGTAAATATGAAAAGTAATAAGACATTATTTGTTATTACCCTCCCCTATTCCGTCCACTTGATCTGCTGTCAAAATATTCAGTTCTTGGAAACTTAACGAAATATCGACATCAGTTGGTGCTTTAGTTCCCTCGAAATATGAAGGTGTTCCCTGTGCGTGATATTTTACATCAAATGAAGTTAAAACTGAAGTTCCAATCTCAAAAAGATATTCATCATGTCTAAATTCAATCTCAAAAACTTTCGGATAATTGAACAAAGTTCTGCCTTGAGCAAATGTCGGAAGCATGGCAGATTTGAATGCCCGTATGATTGCTCTGATATTATCACTCTCTTGTTCATTTTTAGCAAATAGTTTATAGTTAAAACTGAACGTTCTTAAATTTGGATTTTGGAAAAAAACTGCCTGATATGGATTAGCAGCTTGCCCTGCTACTGATTTAGTTAGTTCTGCCGCAGCAGTGTTATTTTCAGCAATTGCTCGCACTGCGAGATCACCTAACGCAGAAAAATTTAAATCAGCGAGTTCTGTACCCTTTTGGAATACTGCACCAATCAATCCACTCGTTGTTCCAGAATTATAAGATACACCATATTGTGTAGACAAATCTGGTGGCATCGGAAGTATGATGTCTCGACTGAATATGGTAGATTGTGCAGAAGTCGTAGTAAAAGTCTCTAAATCAAACGTCCTTTCTCGTATCCTAAATACACAAAGATGTCCAAGGTTTGCGATGTCAGATGGATATATAAGTTTTTCTTTTGATGATCGTGCATAAAGTTTCGCAAGTGGACCACTTGCACTACCACCAATATCTGCATCGAAATCTTCAAGTGTTCCTGTTGCCATACAATCCTCCGTGAACTATTTAGATGACTTATAAAGGACGATACACTGTAAAGAATCCAAAAAAGTATGTGGGTGACATCAACAAAGTCATCTATCGTTCGTCTTGGGAACTGCGGTGTATGAACTATTTTGACCAAAACGAAAATGTCTTGAAATGGTCTAGTGAAGAACTCGCAATCCCCTATATATCTCCCATCGACAAAAGATGGCATCGATACTACCCAGACTTTGTAATTCAGATGCTAGATGAACAGAATCGTGTAAAGACAGTGATGATTGAAGTAAAACCACACAAACAGACAAAACCACCCGCCCCAAGAAAAAGAACAACAAAACGTTATATACAAGAAGTTAAAGATTGGGGCATAAATACTTCTAAGTGGAAAGCCGCACAAGAATATTGTGCTGATCGAAAATGGGAATTTAAAATTCTTACAGAAAACGAATTGGGAATTAGTTAGTGCCAGCATATATCTTCACAGACATATTGTCAAAAGCAACCCAAAAAGATGTAAAAGTTGGGACGCAAAGAGCAAGGCAGTTTTTCAGAAAAGAAGGAAAGAGAGTTAATACGACTCCAAGTAGGGTAATGCGACCAGACGACAGGTCTAAACTAACAAGTCGCCCAACGATAGGTAGGATGTATTTTTTCAACTATGATCCAAAATTAAAAAGAGAACTTCCGTATTATGATAGGTTTCCATTGATATTCATGATAGGTCCCGCAGAGGGTGGGTTCTATGGAATCAATTTACATTATCTTGCACCAACACTCAGAGCAAGATTGATGGATGCTTTGTACGATACGATTACAAATCAGAATTATGATGAAACTACACGACTAAGAATATCATATAATATTCTGAAGGGAGCAACAAAGTTTAGGTTTTTCAAACCGTGCGTTAAGCATTATCTAGTAAATAAAGTGCAAGGTAGGTTTCTTGAAGTATTTTCAAACGAGTGGGACATCGCATTGTTCTTACCTGTTGAGAGATTTGAGAAGGCAAACAAGAGACAAGTATTCAACGACAGTCAGAGACAAATCTAATGGCATTTAGTGTAACAGATTTTTCATCACACTTATCAAGAAGGGGGGTGGCAAGACCATCTCTTTTTGAGGTTCGGTTTAACGCACCAAATAGTCTTTCGAGTAGACGAGAAACTTTAGAGAGTTTAAAGTTCAGATGTGACTCTGCGTCTTTTCCTGGACGATCAGCATTCTCATCTGATGTGAAACACTACGGTCCAATTAGAAAACAATACTACGGTTACAATGCACAAGCAGTTACCTTATCCTTTATTCTTAGTGAAAGTATGGTGGAGAGGGACTTCTTCATGTCGTGGCAAGACACTGCTCTGGGGCGTGTGAGGCGAGGTGGTCAAAAGCTGGGTGGATTTGATATTGGATATTATGACAATTATGTTGCCGACTTTGTAGTTAGAAAGTTTGGTGAAAGTGGTGAAGTAAAACAAGAGAGTCGATTTATTGACGCATTCCCATCTACTATAACTGAAGTTGCTGCAAGTTGGGGAGATGATGGTTTGTCTAGGGTATCTGTAACTTTTGACTATCACTATTTCTTTGAGACCATCAAAGAACCTGAAGTTGATGAAGAAATTCGTAATGTAGATGATAGAAACAACGTCGATAAAACCGATTTTGGAATTGGCAGTTTTGATATTGACCAATTTAACGATGAATTTTTAGCAAGAAGAGTAGTAGTGGATGCTGGTAGCAACTGATACTCAGTGATTTGGAGAAATAAATGAGTTTACCTAATATATCAGTGCCTTTATTTAAATTGAATTTGCCATCAAATGGAGAGCAGATAACATACCGTCCGTTCTTAGTAAAAGAAGAAAAGATTCTTCTGGTGGCAAAAGAGGCAACAGACATTGAAAGTGTGACACTTGCTGTGCAACAAGTTTTGAACAACTGCACTGAGGGTCAAATTGATGTTAAAAAACTTCCGACTTTTGATTTAGAATATTTGTTTCTCAATGTTCGTGCAAAATCACTAGGCGAGCAAATCGAACTAAGATATAAGCACAAGACAGGAAAAAATAGAGATGGTGTGGAGTGTAGTGCTGTTACTCCAGTATACATCGATGTTGATGATATCAAAGTAAAACACAGAGACAATCATTCGACAAAGATTATGTTGACAGATACGGTTGGTGTAAAAATGAAATATCCAACCATTGATCTGGTAAACAAAATTGATAGTTTTAACGATGAGGCATCAATACCAATTATTGTAGAATGTGTTGAATGCCTGTTCGATGAAAACAAAATATACGATGAAACAACAACAACAAAAGAGGAACTCATTGAGTTCATAGAAAAACTTGATGCAAAACAAATGAGTAAGATTCGTGAGTTTTTCTATACTATGCCGAAACTTACACATGAAGTTGAATACACATGTAATAGCTGTGGACAAAAGGACACTATTCGTTTAGAGGGATTGTCTGATTTTTTTTAATATGCCTGTCTCATGATACACTGCGTGGAATGATTCAGGTCAATTTTGCAATGATGCAGTATCACAAATACTCGTTGACCGAAATTGAAAACATGATGCCTTGGGAAAAATTAGTTTATGTTGGTATGCTACAAGAACACTTGCAACAAGAAGAAGAGCGTAGACAATTACAACAGAGGTAATTAATGGCAGAAGAAACAAAAGGATTCCATCCCGCAGACACAAACGGTGACGGTGTTGTTACAGAAGAAGAACGTGTAATGTATCTTGAATTCAAACGTAGAGAACTTGAAGATCAAGACAAACAACGAGATGCTATACGCAGCATGGCATGGTTCGCATTATTTGGTCTCCTATTATATCCATTGGCAATATTTCTCACATCGGCATTTGGATTGAACACAGCAGCAAACTTGATTGCTGACATCGCACCCACTTACTTTGCCTCAATTGCTGTCTTGGTATCCAGTTTCTTTGCCGCAGATGCAATTAGCAATAAGAAAAAGAAAGAGCAGTAAAATATGGCAGTTCCATCAGTCGGACTTACAGCACAACAAGTAGATACAGAACTTGCTGAACGTCAAAGACGTATTGAGCAAGCATCTATTGTGCAGACAATTCAAGAGACAGTCAGTAAAGCAGTCCCTCTTGGGTTTGGTGCGATTGCTGGAACATTTGCCAATAGTCCAATTTTAGGTTTAGGTGCTGCTTTTATTACCGAAAAGATCAGAGAATCTACTGCGGCAGAAAGAGAAAGAAAAGCAGCGGCACAACAAGAAAAACGTAGACAGCAAGAAGTTGCTGATTTGATTATACGTCAACGTGGGATTCAAGATAATGAAGAAAACAGACAATTAATTTTAGATGAAATCCAAAGAAAACGTGACGAACAAGCACAAGAGAATCTAAAATTAGAGAATGAAAAGTTACTTCAAGAATATAATCTTGAAGAGACAAATCTAAGTATGCTTGATGCAATGATTGCAACTCGTAACTTGCTTTCTGAACAAAATGAACTTGTTAGAGATGATGCACAACGAGCAGAGTTAGATAGCATACAGCAAGCAGAACGAGATGCAGAACTTGCAAGAAAACAAGACGAACAAACTAAAGCACTAGAAAAAGTTGGAGATACAACTGAAGAGTCTGCTGAAGAAAGTGGTGGTCTATTCAGTATGCTCAAAGACAAAGCACTTGGAGCACTAGGTATCGGTGCGGGTGGCGCACTTGGTGGTTTAGCTGCAACTGGTGGATCAATCTTTGCGGGGTTAGGAACTTCGGCATCTGCTGCTGCAGC